TGCTACTTATCTTTTTTGCCATTTTGTGCCTTTAAATAACGTTCATATTCTCTTTGTAGTGTAAAGAACTCTTTAACACTTATCTCCTTTGTCTTAATCCATTGACCTAACCACTTCGACATGTGGATTAACATCTCCTCAATCCCTACTCCACCGCCTGCAGTGTTCAAAATATTCTTTAATCTGGTCTCTTCCATCTCAATCAAGGTCAATTTAAACCGATCACCTGTAATTACATACTCCAGTTCCTGTATTGCCTTGTCTTTTATCACTTTCAATATCTTTGCATGCACCTTTGACAGTCCAAACTCCTTAATGTACTCATCATGTATCTGTTCCCACATGATTAAATCATTTTGCTCTGAGCCTTTTTGAGCCGTTCTAAGGAACTTTAACTCACCGCCTAAGCATTTATACCAATTATAGATTGGAAGGTCCTCAATACTCTGATAATATCCTTCTAATCTCTTTGTCGTACCTTTCGAGGAGTTCGATTTGTAATTTATTTTTGCTCTCCTCAGTGAGCCCAATAATGCCCTCCCCGAATTTTGTAAATAAGTTATCATTGCCTTTAATTGGATCTGCATCTATTTCAAAAAAATCTTTTCCCAACAAAAATACCATACTTCTGTAGAAATCACCACTATCAAACAAATTATATGGCTCACCTGCTCTCTTCCTACCATCACTTAACATCTCAGTAGTTTCAGAATAAGTGGTGCGACCATTATCTTTATTCCTTAATGGATTACCTGTCTCATCAACACCCTCATTGAGTAACTGATCCTGTTGAATGTACTCCACTATGATAGTGTTCTGCAAGGTTTTATCTAAAAATACTCTCTTCCATACCTCATCTGGCTTTAAAAAAGCTGCAATATTATCCAGTAAGTTGATGGCCTCCTCCATTTCAAAATCAAAGGTATAAAAAAAGACTCGCACATTTCTGAACGAGTCTCTTTTTTGAGTTTATAGTTTGAACTATTAAGCCGCTGTGAATGTTACAGAACCTGTAAATCCATCCTTAACAACTGACACTGTGTAGTCATCACCAGATACAAACGCTTTCAATAAAGTGTAAGTTCCTGCAGGTGACTCAGATACACCAGTTGGAGATCCTAATGATAACTGGTTGGTTACATCAAATATCTCCCAGTCAGACGTAGATGTCACACCTTGAAGTAAGATAGGGTTCAATGCTGTTCCATAATCAAATGTAGCATCCAATGTAACTGAAACAGTTGTAACCTGAGATGCAACCGCTAAGTTAACATCAATCAATCCAGTCAATGTGTTGAAGTCAAGGTTTGCCTCTGTTGCTGTAATCATGTACATAGTTGAATCATCAAACAAACGATCAAAGTCGAATGTTAACATGATTTTCTGTACAGTTGAATCTGTTGCAAACATGAATGTAGGGTTCCATGATTGGTTATCTACAGGGATAGGATATAAATATCCATTCACTTTTGAACCAATTAAGTTACCTGTTACGTCAACAACATACACTCCGAAGTTCACACAACGACCTGCTTTCATTTTACCTAATAAGGTTGGAGTTGAATCCTCTCCCCATAACTCACCAGAGAATGATCTTTTACCTTCTCTTAGGAATGCCATACGTCCTGAGTTAGCCTCTTCAAATTGAGACTCTGCCTTTGGTAATTCTACATTCTCAAATGCCGGTAAAGGGAACCATCTCTTTGATGCATCTGGCTCATTTACTAAGCTATTCCATGTTGGAAGTGGAGCAGATAAATCTATCCCGTTCAATGTTCCATCATTGGCATTCAATGGAACCATTATCAATTTACTTGTTACGCTCTGAATAGGAACGCACCCTGGTCTCCCTGTGTTGCCAAGACCAGCATTACAATTACATCCTGCCATTTTTTCTATTTTTTAGCATTTACAATTCTGTTTATATTTCGTTAATTTTATTCGTAGCTCAACACCACTTAAATTTGCATCCAATATGTTTTGAAAATAACCATTTGCCTGCTCAGTTCCAAACCGAGTGAAGTTCACAACTTCGTATCCTTCCAGAGTTTTATATGATGGACTGTTATCAATCACCTCAATGAACTTACCAGCGAGCTTACTCATTGGCACAACAACATTATCAATGTGGTCCTTTGTGTAGTAATTCACGATGTCAGTCTCATCAAGGAAAAATATCCTCAAATCACTCTCCCATTCGTAAACACTTTCACGTCCAAACTTTTGATATCTTACATCATGCAACAACCATACTAATGGAGTTTTTTGTGTGAGGTCATTGCTGACTGCTGTCCATTCATTGTTGGCTGCTATCTTAGTGCCTGGCACAAAGTAAGGCTGTGGAAGTGTCAACACTCCAGTAGCATTACCTGCCTGAATCCACTCATCTGTCTCAATGCCTGTGATTAACAATGGTCCATTAATAGGATCTGTGATATACTTCCCAACCCTCGCATAGGACGTATCACAAGTGATTGTCTTTTGCTGAATTGGATCATACAACCCAAGTATCTCATTATCTATCTGAGCAACTAAATCCTCAACTGCCTGCGATACATCCTGTGTCATAACCAATACGCTGTTAATTTAGGAACTCCTCTGAACTTTCTATAATCACCTATGCCAACGTATGTAAGCTCTATTGTGGCATCATTATTCCCACCAGGTAAAGTGAACGTGTCACCTATTGTGTAGCCGGTTCCTGTTTGTGTTATGGTAACCTCATCAACTACTCCTGAGCCATCCTCTATGATGTCAACTTTCAACCCTGTGCCTGTGCCTCCCGTTAAACTTACATTTGTTTGATTGACATATCCAGTGCCCCCACTTGTCAAATTCAGTGTAACTGCCTGACCTAATGGGGGAGCTGTGGTATATCTTATAAAATCTCGAATTGAATTATAAGATCGTATTGCCTCATTATAACGAGTGTACATCATGCTGAATAAAGTATTAGCCACTGTACTATTCTCATTATCTGGCTTAACTAATCCTATTGGCGTGATTTGATTACTTAAGTCTTTGACATATTCAAAATAAATAAATCCTTTCAACATCTCTTTAATCCCTTCTGAATCCAATTGGTTTACACCCTCATATATTCCATTGAAATAATAAAAGTTGTATCCAATGTCCTCCGATAATGGATTGAATAAGACTAAGAAATTAGGGCTTTGAGGTACGTTGTTTAACAGGTCACTTTTAAACTCATTGTAAAAAGTAATCCCAAACAACTCCTTCAAATATCTTGGCTCATACCGGTTGATATAATCCTGCAATTTAGCCTGATCATACATACCTGTAGATACTTGATATTTGCCCGTAAAATCTTGAATTGAAAGTATCATTTTATTTTATTTTACCATATCCTTTTTTAACCAATGCCTCTGCCTTTGAGCCTAACATCTTCCATATTTGACCTTTTGCAAGGCCAGGGAAGGTGCCATTGCTAATGAATGTGTACTCTTTGTTTGGATCTAAGCTCACAGCCTCAACAGTTTCAACCGCCTCAACTTGTGGTGCCTCAATCTTATTCTCAAGTTCTACATTAGCAATCTTCTTTTTGCGTGGTTTCTTTTCCATATTGGATTAAATTTTAGTCGTTGATTAAAGCTATATCAGTTGCGATATCTGATTGAACAAACGCATCAACATCATTACCTTTGATGTAAGCTACTAAACGAGCCTCACATAAGATAGTAACCATGTTACGAGTGAAATCATCATTCTCATATCCTACTGACATATTCATGTCCTCTCTGAACTTGATGTTGAATTTAGTGAAGTCACCAACAACCAAAGTACCTGCAGTGATGTTGTTTGAAGATACAACAGTCAAACCAGCCAACATCATGTTAGCATCCCAAAACGCTGGATAAGTGTACTCTCCAGATGATGTTTTAGTCAACTCAATTTTAGCCACATCCTCTGGGTTCAATACTACGTGAGTAGGCTCAAAGTTAGCCGCTTGAATCTGAGCTTTTGCAATTCTAATTAAGTCAGAAATGTTTGCTCCTGGGATAGTACCTGCAAATGTACCTGCAGAAAATGCCGGTGCAACAGCCAACAAACCATTTAAGTCAACACCACCAGCTCCATTTATTAATGAGTTATCAATAGTTTGCTCGATAGCTTCCATCAATTCAGTGTTGATTTCAGATCTAACGAATGATAAGTCAGCCAACATCTCTTTTGAAACTTTGATGTAAGCAGCAACTTTTTTCACTTCCTCAGAAACCTCCTCATATTTAACCTCTCCATTGAATTTAGCACCAGCCTCATTTACCCACAAAGTTCCCTCACCTGTTGGTTTAACTTGTTTTGTTTGTTGGATGTAAGTAACGAATTTTGAAGTAGTTGTTCCTACGTTAGATATCTCACGAATTCTACGAATAGGACGAGCAATTCTGTTTACTCCTGGCTCTAATACACTCAAGGCAACATTACCAGTGTAATCTCCATCAATTGTAGTGTCAGTCTTAACATCTAATGTAATTCTGTTACCTTTCTCAATTGAGTCAGTGATAGCCTTAACATTGTCAGAATAAGTCTTAACCAATGCCTCTTTTAAAGTCTTAGCTCCTTGAGTCTTAGGTGCATCAACTGCCTTCTCAGACATAGCCTCAATACGACCTTCCATTTTAGCAATAGCTTTCTCCATTTCAGAGTTCTTAACTTCGATAGACTTGAAGTTATCAAGCTCGCTTTTCAATTGTGCAACCTCATCCTTTGTAGGAACTGTTGCCATTTTTTCAGAGAACAAACCGTTGATTTTTTCAACAACTTGCTCAGGTGTTAAATTGTTTTCCATTTTTAGTTTAAAAAAAATTAATAATTAAAGTTGTTTAAATACCGTGTTCCAATCAAATATAGGTTGCTCCGGCTCATACAGTTTAACAGAATGCTCTTGCGGTTCTGTTTGTGCGAGTAAAGTCAATTGACTTGACAGGAAGTTGGCTTTCATTTCGAGTTCATACAAACGCTCATCTGAGCCCTTACCATTTGCCAGGGCTTTGATTACTGTTTGTAAATCATCTGAAATCTTATCTATATATGTTTTTTTAGTTTCGCTTTTCATGATGTCAACCACATTAGTCAACTCATTTGCTCCAAAGGTAACAGCAGAACCCTCCCAAAGTTTAACCTCTTGGAGTAGTGTAAATCCGCCCAATGGATTGGAACTATCCTTAACAAATTTAGTCTTATCAGATACCCTTTGGAATCCTACTGAATGCTCCTTTATGATGCCCTCTTGATAGTCTCTCCATGCATCCTCTCCCATTGTTGAGGTCCCTAATCTACCAACAGCAAAGAGTCCATTGTCATCCTCTTGTAACTTACTGAATACTCCGATCTGTTTCTCCCAGTCATGATGTCTTAGGAATGCAATCTTACGATTAGATGCAGCCTGTGGTCCTCTCTCCTGGATGGACTTTTTAAACGCACCCTTTTGGATCACATCATTATCAGAATCAACATTGCCAAACTTTGCCAAATATACTGCAACTTCTCTCTTTGAGGAGTCCATGTCTTTAATTTCAAAGCCGCTTTTTATCTCATATTTACTCATACTTTTTGTATTATCGGTCCATGCTGTTGAACATATTGAAAACCTCTGCTCACTGTCATACTCACTGTTCATACTCTCATCACTCATGCAACGTCCAATGAACTGCTCTTCATTCTCTTCTCCTGTTGGCTTAGGTATTGGCATTTGGTATTGGATTAGTTATCATTGAATTTGCTGTCACAGGATCATAACCATAGTAGTTAACCAATGTATTTACAGCTGTTTGTCTATCCATCTGGCCACTACTTACAGCGGCATTGAGTCCTATGATACCATCCAACCCTCCGACTGTTCCTTTCAAGTTGGTCTGAGCCTGTGCCAATGCAGCTGCCTGTGCCTCTGTCCTATCTTGTTTCTGTAACTCAATATCGAACTCCTCTGCATATTGCTGTTGAGTAATCACTCCATCTCTAAGCATAACTGACCATGTGTCAACCTTTGTCTTCTCTGCCTGAGCTTTTACCTGCTCATCATCTTGAAGTATTGGCAGATGTTGAAAGTTAGCCTGTAGATAGTACTCACCTTGCAATCCCCACTGAGCTATCATTGAATCATACATCTGTTGAGTCTCTGGAATGATTGTATCAGTGTAAGCCATACGAATTGAATCCCTCACATTGCTAAATGTTGCACCCTTCTCACTTGAGAATAGGTTGTAATTCAAACCAAATGCATCAATGATTGCCAACTTATCCTCTGTTAACTCCTCAAATAACATGAGGTCACGTGTTGGATAAGACATTGGCTGCCAATTAACATTGGACTCAGTGATTATTAACTCATCTTTTTGTCTACGATACCAGTCTTTTTGTATCTTTTGTCTCTCCTCTGGAGTCATTGGAATAGCTCCTCCCATGTCATTACTCTGAGCAGATAAGATACCAATGGCTCCTAAGTTCTCAAGTAATACATTACGCTTGTTATAACTGGCCATGATGTTTGACAGTGGTAATCTAAGTGAGTCAATCCTTGAGATAGGTCGAACTATATTCATACCATCTGCAGTTGTGAGGTATA